GAATGCTATGACACCAAACACCTGCATTGGTAGCTGCAAAATCTCGATCGTCTAGTTTAATTGTAGCATTATATCCCAGTTGTTGTATATAGGGCAATTTAACCGATATCATGGGAATAAATTTGTAGTGTTCGGTCAATCCAGTTTCCAATAGATCTTCTGCTACAGAGACATCAATATCTAACGTGCACCAATATCCTTGCATGAGAAATGGAGCAATCATGTTTTCCCAACGAGTCCAATCCGTACTAGTGGCACGACCGGTAGGAAAACTTTGATTGGCACCAAAGTAAATATGTTCGATTTGAGTGCCCAGTTTTGTATAAGAGTCATTTAGAATTTCTTCTATTGATTCTTGAGATTGCACTCCAACAACGAAAAGAGTTTTCATTCCGTAAGCTGGGCTGTGTTCAACCTCTTTGCCTAAAAACATTGATACATTATTGTGTCCGGGTCTGTCCATAATTTTAGTAAAAAGTTATTGAATTTATATAATCATAATCTGGTTTGAGATATTCTTGCAATGCTTCTTTTTTGTCACGATTTATTGGGTCATTTATATATTGAACTATTTTGTTATAAAATAACGAATCTTTTGTTACGTTTACTGGTTCTAGATGTATAAAGCTATTTTTTATCCCTTCCCCTAAAAGCCAATGATATAACTTAAAATTTAAAGTATTGTCACATTTAAAAAATGTTGTTCTTTCTAAATGTAAGTTTTTAGGTAAAAAATCTATTTGAAGTTTGGTATGAAATCCCATTGTCAATGATTTCAAGATTTTATTTTGATTAGACATCCTATATTCTGAAAAAATAAAATTTAAAAACCAAGTATTATCTTGACAAACACTTTCTGCAATTCTGTTGCTCGATGATCCATTTGAATGTTCGATGACTTTACAATCTTCAACAAATGCACTTATCCATCGCTCAAACGGATCTCTTAGAACAACAAAATAAGTTAAGTTATCATCCAATGGTTCAAATGGATTATCCTGCCATTTTAATTGTTTTAGATGACTACTAATGAATGAGCTTGCATTTTTAGGTATATTAATCCAAACAATAGATTTATCTGGGCTGTACTCATGCATTTAATCGCCATATCCAATTCGTTGTGTATCTTCTTCCCATTGTAGTCGATTTAGTTTGCTGATTTCATCTTTTAAGAGCAACTTTTTCTTTTTCAATTCTGCTAGATGTTCTACATCAACACCTGGATGATTGATTTGCATTTCGTTAATTTGTTTGTCCAACAACTTGTGCATTTCTTCCAAATGTTTGATCCTACCTTTGTAACTCATATTACTCCTCCAAATGAGATTGTATCTTATTAGTGGCATCATCATCTGACATTTCATCTTCAGAATCGTCCACGGTTTCAAAAAGAGCATTGAACATAGTGTTACTATTTTTTGTTTTTTTACCTTTAAATCCTCTCGTACCAACAATATCCATCCAGTAGTTGTCATAATATTCTATAATACTTTCTGCACTTTGTCTATCTGGTGCGGAAAATATTGCTTCAACAATATCTTCAAATTTGCTGTGATCTCCTTTACGATACCATAACATGGCCGGACGTTCGCCAGCATCAAACTGTCTATTTGCACGTTGTACACTTTCGATGTGCATCCATACATTGTGCCCCATCATTAAGGCATAACTAAAACTGTCCCAACTAGTCTTACCTTCTTTGCCATTTTTATTTAGATCGCCTGGTCGGTATATACAAACATCTTTGATTGTTAAATGTTGGCTTATTGGGCTATCTTCAAACGAATCAAATACCTTGTCTTGTAATACTGCATCTCGAAATAGTCTAGTATCTGTAGCATACTTTTTATCATCAGCACTTGGGCTCATTCGATAAGACCATTTTGCATCATGCGGTAAGTCAATTTCGTGATACATCTGCCCGTTGGCTGTGGCTAGAAAAGGACTGGCACAATCAAAACTGATAGTAAAAGCAGGATTAACGTATTTTCTCACAGCACGTTGTATTACGGTCAACAATACTGCCCACTCTAATTTACTAGTGCCCAAAAAGTGCATCCAATCGTGAACACCTTCTTGTAGTAACCCATCATAGCGCAATGCCACTAATCGTTTGAGCACAAGATGTACATCACACATGTTTTGACCACCCATAGCCCAACCATCAAAGTGCGTATCCGGATACTTGGTAGGATCACAAAACTCTTTCATTTCTTCATACCATTCGTCGGCACTGGTATGATTATCGCCTTGAAGAACGTTTAAAAACTTTGCGCCACCGTTCTTCTTACCGCGACGATGTTGCATGAAATAAAGATTATTGTATTTTGTAGCAGCAACAGCTTCTGCAAGTGTGGTTATACCACATGCTCGACTTGCTTTTACATCATGTATTACCCATGTTGGAATATCAAGAATCATACCATAGTCTGATATGGTATCCAGCCATTTGAGAACAGCTTCGCGCTTTTTCTGCGCTGCATCAATTAATTTTTGATAATCCTTCAATGGATTTACTGAGATTTGTTTACCTTTGCTATTTGATGCCGTGGTAGTACCTTGAGCAGCCAGATCTTTTAGTTTTTGTTGTACCTCGCTACTGGTAGGATCTCTCCACTCGCCTTCCCACAAGCCCTTGGCAATCTGAAATCCACCTGAATCACCTAGCATAAAGGTACCTGGTTCTCTTTTACGAACCATATCCTCACTGGGATCTTCTTTGGCAAGATCTAGGTTGGCATGACCGCCTGAGTAGAGACTCCACCGGTATGGGAACAGGGCTTGTTGACTGTTGAGCCAGTTGTATTGCTCCATGTCTTGTAATGCCTTGGGCATACGAGTAGGATCAACATAATCATTGTTAACACGTTGTTTTCCTATAAAAGTTGCATAGAAACCAGATATAGCAGGCAAAAACACTGCATAGTCTGATTGTTTTGCTGTCAAATTATCTTGCATAAAAAGTCACTGAATTGTAAAAATTGTAGTCATCTTGCAAATATTTTAATACTTTATTTAGATAATGTCGATTGATTTCGTCATCGATAAAGTTTGTAAGTTGTTCTACTTGTTCTGAATAGTAGGAAGATTGTATTATAGAATTATTAAATTGGTTTTTTATATTGTTATCATGTAAATAATGATTCAGAAGGTAACCAAGATTAGTACTCTTTTTAAAAAAAGTAATCTTTTCAATTGGCACTTGGCTTAATATTTTTTGGATTGTGTCAATTTGAGGTTTTACATTAATGTTATTAACTATTTTGTTTTTTAAAACATAATCTATTATTGGATTCTCATCTAATTGATTGTTCTCTAGAAATGTTTGTGCATGGTAATCTATTATAGTAGCATTTATCCATCTTTTTAAAGGGTCATCAAGTATTACAAAACATTTATTTGTGACTTTGTCAGTAGTCTTCCAGTTTAATTTTATCAAATAATTTTCTATTTCGTTTACCATGCCTGATATATGTACAAAAAATAATTTGTTATTTTCTGTTGTAAAAATTTTATAAGACATCAAATTGGTGATATTAGATTTTTAATTGTACTATCTTGGGTCATTGTAAAATTCAATACTGTTTATAAATTCATAATCTTGTTTGTATGCTCGAATCACTTTTGCTTTTAGATCTGGATTATCAATTAGTTGTTTTGTAAAAAAATTTGATATTTGTTTAGTATCGTAATTGGATTCTGATGAATTCGCATCAACATACACATTTGTATTTAGATCGTGATCAAGAAAAGAGTTTATTTGTGTAACCAAATTTTGGTTGTATCTAAAAAAAACAGAATGATAATCTAGTATTTGTTTGGCATATTTTACTTGAAGATCGGTATGATCGTCAAAAATCACTTGATCAAAAATAATTCTTTGCGATAAATCATTGAAGTCTGAGACAAAATGATCACTTCCGTATCCATATCCAAACAAACGTAATGCAGCATATGTGGCAAATCCACTAGTCCATCGATCCACTGGGTCCCGAATAACTGCTATTGTCTTTTCAATTCCAGCAGGATTTTCCAATATGTTCCAGTGTGTCCAACTGTTGGCCTTTAGTAAATTTGTTAAGTACGTGCTGGCATTTTTTGGTATAGCGAGATAAAAAATTTTTTTATCCGGTGACAACATTCCGCCACCAGGATAATAACCATTTTTATCTATCACTTGGTTTGTGCTGGCAAAATGTAGTTGTATATCGCAAGGCCACTGTCTACAGTGATTTGTGCAGCACCTTCATCACTAAAGCGAATCATTTTGTCTCCTGACAGACTCAAGATGCTGATTACAGCGGCTAAGGGCCAAGACCATGCCTTGGTCAATGATCCTGCTACATCATGTGCAAATACAAAGTTACCTGCATGGCTGCTATGATCGCCAAAGTAAAACATCAAGTTGTTGTTTTCGGTCTTGGCAATGAATGTTGTTTCGCCGCTGTTGGCCTGTGCTTGGAATTTCAAACGTTGAATAGCAGCCACCGATGGCTCAATTTCTACTCCCCACTTGACGCCTTTGAACTTGACTGTTTTGAGTTGATCATTTACAATCTCCGCACTCATAAAACGATAATCGTTTTTGAAATCACCGGCAGAATTTTCAAAATGTATGCCTGTTGGGGCTTCATCTTTTTTGGTAATAGACAATCGAGCATCATCTCGGTATTCAGGAATATTAAGAATAGTATTAAGTTTTCCTAAATTTGGCATACCAAATGTTCCAATAAACTCTGGAACCGGATTATGAAATTGTGCGTTTACAATCACCGTGCGTTCTTCACCAACTGCTTCGATAGAGGTAGTAGTTTCATTGCCTACAATTTTGACCAGATCAATAATACCTAAACTGTGTGTGTGCTGAACTATGTCGTGCAAATAATCTTTCATGTGGAGTCTCCGTAAATGTTAATATTTTAATACTTTGTTGAAGGTGTGTCAAATGTATAAAGATTAATTTTTAATTTTAATCTCGCCAGATGTCTGTGACAATTTGATTGATTTTAATTGTCCTGGTTTTTTAAATTCAATTATTGAAAAGGCTGGCTCTGTATCAAAACTAAATGTAGTTTCGTACCCTAAACTTTCGGCCATTGGTTGTAGCATGCTCTTGGGAACGTAAGTCATAAAAAAGTTCTCTGCATAGGCAGCAGCAGCCGGAAGATCAGCATTGTTGTATGTAAAAACAATTTTACCGCCAGGTCTAAGCCATTCCATTGATTGAGTTAAAATTTGTTTTATACTGTCTAAGCTTAGGTAATTTAAAAAATTATAACTAAAAATAAATCCAAATGTGTTTTTGGGAAGATTGGCAATTTTGCAGTAGTCCTTGATTAAATATTTCCTTACTCGTCCTTGATACAGTTCAGGAAATTGTTGTAGTGATGTAGTAAAAAATTCTGGAAAGACATCTGCTATATACAATGGGTCGCTTGCCACCAAATATTTTGTCCATTCACCATCTCTGCATCCAATCTCCAAAGCAGGATATTGCCAATTGCTTAGTAAATTGATACGTTGCACCAATGTAGATTCAAAAATTTCGTCTCTCTTCATTAGCCTAATGTTTCTAACAATATCGACGTCTGAACATTTTAGTTCTAAATTGTAATTATCTGTAAACAGTTTTGTTGCAGCAAGATCTATTTTTTCTTGTACTATGGTTAGTAAATTCAAAATATTAGACGAGGTTGTGTCTAAATATTGTTTGACGTTTTTGTGTTCATCGGCAACTGCTATTAAGTGTTGTTGTAGGTCTGGATCCGCATCGTCGGTTAAATTTATCAATCGTTGATAGTTTTTATCAATTTCTTGAGCAATTACAGAAGAGTCATAGGCCTTCTGTAATTGATTACGAAATGTAACAAGTTGATCGAGATTCATTGATGACCATTATATACCTAGTTTATTTATTCGAACGTGAACAGGCTGTCAAAAGTTGTTTTGATATCTGTGTGCGAAGGAATATCCCATTCCAACACACCCAATAAGTTTTCCACTTTTTGATCCACAATAGTGCCTTCCATTTCTGAATCGTCAAATGGCAACTCTTTGAACCAAGCGGGCAAATGACTTTCATCTGTGGGATATCCGACACTGGTATAACCTAACGGATTGTCTTTTAACTTGCACACAATAGTTTTCATACCATCCACAATGGCCATGCTGTAGTTGTCACTGTGCATTCTGCGCAAGTTGTTCCAGTTCATGGCAGCACGTACATGCCCAGGCATGTTGGCTCGACCCAGGCGTTCTTCTTCTTTGGTGTATTTGGTCAAATTATTGACACGTTTAGGCGTACCTTTTTCCCAGGCCGGTCTATCTTGGAATGCAAGTTTAAAGTCTCTCACTTTGTTGTAAACATGTTCTTGGTTTGAACCTGTCAAGACATCAGTAAGCAAATCACTCAAGAAGTCCTGCACAACCTTGGGAGTGTCTGACCGCTTGAGATCCAGGCCCATGGCCTTGACCTTGCCTGGCTTGCCGTGTGTGTCTAATCTATGTCCTTCTAGATCATATATGAGAACAGCGTATCGTTTCTTCTTTATAAACAATCCCTTACTTGCAACAAGTTCGCGTCCACCTTTAATAAGTTCGCCCATTGCTCTAGGCACGTGACAAGCTCGTTCCATAAAGGCCGGGAAACTGGCATTGACTTGGTCGGCAATTGAATCATAGAGCTGGGCACAGATTTCTTTCGTCCATTCCATTCGTCCGGATTCAACTTCTTCTCTAACTGCTGGCCAAGCTGTGAAATAACATGAATCAGTGTCGCCATAGATAATACTTTTACCGACATGGTCGTACTCTCCGAATATGCACTCATTGATATACGCATCCATGTGTCTAGCGATGATGCGTCCAGTGAGCGTAGTAGATTGACCAATCCTTTTATCGAAAAATCTACAACCTGGATTGAGAATTGCTCCGTAGAGACTGTTAAGGTTAATCTTTTTGACAAGTTGTCGCTTGTCCCAGAAAGCCTTGTCCTCATCAGTTGCTGCTTCCTTTTTCTTGGCTTGCAGTTCCTTACGTTCCGCATACCACCTTTCCAATAGTCCAGGCACAACAGCCTTTTGTTCATAACTAAAGATTGTTCCATTGGCACTCAACATCCAGGGTTGATTGCTGTCAAAGATCATGCGCCAGACATCGGCAGCACTCATTACATCTGATCCACCAGCTTCCCAATCGACTGTGATTTCTGTGCCAATTTCGCCTGCCATTACAGCAGTATATTCAAGACTGCCAAACATGTTTTCCCAGGCATCTGCAAAGCTTGACCCTGCAGCCATTTTTTCTTGAATATACCTGTCGGTCATTATGGGCCGGAGTTGCCCGACAATCGACTCTTGTGCCATGTTAAGAGCGCGGATCGCTGACGGGTAGAGACTGTTGATGTCGATTGCGCCGATCCAGTCGTGCATGCCTTTCTTGGGGAAAGCAACATAGGCACCTGCCGCTTGTGTGTCTCCTTGGTCATCTCTTCCTTTCCTGTTAGGTACTACCATACCGCGTTGATGTGCTTCATTGATAATCGCCTGCTCGGTTACTGCCACAGCTCCCATTGTGGTTGGAAGCAGTACTGTGTTGTCATGTGCCAGTTCATTGGCTAGATCCAAGAAACGCAGTTTTTTGTCTAGCTTGGCCACAAGCATGGTATCTTGCCTGTTATAATCAATAAATTTAGGAAAGTCTTTGTTATATAATTGATCCAGTGTGCCTTCGTACTGTGTCTTGCGTTCTTCCAGTTCATATTCGCCAATGGCATCCAAACTGTAGCTGTGACGTTCTTCGTATGTGTATTTGCGATACAGTTGCATATAGTCCATATGCACACGACCAATCAAGTCAAATGTGAGATTCTCGGCACCAAAGCGTTCGAATGTTCTTTGTTTAGGCAATTGCCCCCACAGGCAAAATCTACGTGTGTCGTCTTTGTTCAGCACTCGAGTCACACGCATGACCATGTAGGGAATATCAAAGCCTTCTGAGTTCCAACCACTTAGTATGTCGGCATCATCAATGATATCTAGAAAAGTATTCAGTAAATCTTCTTCACGTTCAAACAAGAAACAGTTGTCATACTTGGCACAAATTTCTTCAGCAGTGGCCCACGAATAACTTTTAGGAGGAACAACCAAGGTGACCAGTCGATCCATCCAGTCCAAGTAAATACTGATAGCAGTTATTGGATTAAACGGATCCTCGGGTTTACTGAAACCTCGTTCCGGATCAAAATCAACCTCAATGTCGAAAAACGCAGTATGTAGCTTGGGAGATTCTGCCCCCAGATAGTTTTCTTCAAGGCAACGGAATACTGGATTAATATCTGATTCCCAAACACGCTTGTTGCTGTTAATACGTATCTCTTTTTGAAATTCCTTATTCGACCTGGTCGAAAACCTGCTAACAGGAGTACCGTAAACAGTACGAAATTTACCACGTGGATCGTCGTAGTAGAATATGTAATTGGCCGGGTATTCTCGGTAAACTCGTTCGCCCCCAACACGTTCCACAATGTGGATACGATCCTGGTTTCGATCATATAGTGCGTCAACATAACTCATGTGTATATTTTATTTTTTATTAACAAAAAAGTCAACCAATGTTTCACAACAAACAGCCACACGTAAACCTAGCCACATGCAACCAATCATACATGCACCTGACAACGCCCAATAAAAAATTATTTCAAATAGAATCATCAACATTATGTCAATAACCTCACAAGCCCAACAGTGTCAATGGTAGTAAGCAGGATGTAGTTAGCCAACATGCCAAAAGACCGCCTAGTATAAGCTGCCCAAGCATAGATAGCACAACCAACAATCCACACAGGGTAAAGTACCAAGAGGGGAGGGTCTGGAACGGTAAGTGCCATTCCAATAGCACAGCCAATACTAATAAGCCAAGCAACAAACTCGGCAACAAAGCGAACAGGATTGCTGCACCAATCATCTTTGATCCAATCTAAAGTTGGGCGAAATACGTCAAACACCAAAAAGTCCTAAAAATTTTTCATAGGTGTCTTGGCTGCGTAATCGTATCAAGGTGTTTATATTGTGTTGTTGAATGTTGTGTAAAGCTTTGACATCAAAGCGTTTTGTTTTTAGTTCTTTAACTAGTTCTATTATCGCATCCATTCTGTGGTCAAGATCAAGAATACGATCATAGCTTTCATTGAACATATTGCTGTAAGTAACAAATCCTAACCTATGTAAAAATTCCAAATAGTAAGGAGTACCCATGACCACAAATGGATGCCCTAGCATGATGCACTTCATTGTTTTTTCTGTGATGTGATACTCTTGTAATTCTGCCTCGGTTTCAACAACTAAACTAAAATTAGTTTGATAAAATAGTTCATTTTTTGTAAAATAACTGAGATTGTATTTATAATTGGTATCAGGCACATTTATAGGCCGATAAAACTTTTCTTCAAATTCCACCTTGGAATTGGATCTTTCGTAGGGAATATCAAGTTTTAATAGATCTGAATTACCTAAACATTTACCATAATATGAAGTCAGAGAGTTTTCTAGATCAAGTTCAGTCTCTAGTTTCTCGACAAATTTATCGCGCCATAGTTTTGATCGTCCAACCAAACAAAGAAAGTCATATTTAGGTTTATATTTAGATAACATATCTAAATCAATCAAATGAAAATACAAGTTAGATCTGTTTGCCAGTCTATTTTGACAGTCAATTAGATCCCATGGCATGTAAATCAATTCATAATTTAAATCTATTTGGCATTGTTTTGTATCCCAATAAGATTCACTGAATACTATATAGTTTTTGGTTTTATCTAATTTGTCTTGGATCGACAAAAATTGCACCAGTGTTTCTACCGCAATTACATTCAGGGCATCAAAATGTAATTGGTCGTTTTTTATCAACTCAAAAAAATCATATACAGGTATTCCATTATCACCATATGAGAATTTTATCACACTGGTACCGTATTGAACCTGCTTCACATGCTGATAATAGTCAACATGATCTAAAAAACTGCTAAAACTTTGAAATCCAAATTGCTCCTTGGCAGGACCAAATTTTACTTCAATCAAAGAGTTTTGCCTACAGTTTCAAGAATGGTGTTCAATTCCTCATGATCGGCATTTTCATCGCCCAGGCGAGATTTAAATGCTACACGGATTGCTTTTTTAAGAATGGCAGGCTTGATTTCCATTTCTTCTGCCACTGCTTTGATAGTATCACCCAAACCGGCATTGAGATCTTCAACTTCTTGCATGATAGTCATGCCTTCATTGATGATTTGTGTAAGTTTGGCTTTTTGTTCTGCAGAGAACATTCTTGAACTCATAACATCTCCTGGATAAAGTTTGAATATTATATACTAGGAATCTAAAAAATACAACAAAAATTTGCTCACTTTAACTCTTGGGGCACGACTCCCTTGAGTAAGCCAGCAGCCGGCTCTTCACGGTCCTAAGGTGAAGACTTATTTTTTGGGTTCACACTGTCTGGTTCTAATAATCTTGCCATCGTTGGCGGTTTCCTCTCGCCATTCAGTACAAATCTGTGTTTCTGTTTTGGATTTTTCTGGAGCCAACTTGTCCACTGTGTAACTTGCAGTCATCCAGCCCATGGCACTGAAGAAACCCCACACCATCATGTATGGTACTTCACCTAACATCTGCTATTTTCTTTTTGATGATTTCAATCACGTGATCATTAAGTACAACTTCATAATGATTACATTCTAATTCGATCAGTTCCATAATGTCCGCCCTATGACTTTGACTGGCAATAGTAACCACACCATCGTTGGGTGCTGATATCCAAGGCGCCGATCCGGTTGTGGTCACAATGTTGGTCCATGGACGATGTAAATCAAATGCGTGTGCTTTTTTCATAGCCCACGAATTTGGACCAATATCCTTAAGTAATCTACTGTACGGTAAGAAATATTTTGCAACATCTGCAGATTCAGCACCACCATATGGTGTGCTCAATGTCACTGCACCTAGTACTTGATCTGCAAATTCTTGTGCAAGGTGTAATGCGTATATACCACCCAGACTGTGACAAATAAAAAACATGTCTCGTTGAGCACTCAGTAGCTCCTTCATGTTTTCTAAATTTTTCTCAAAGCCGTTTCTGCTGTCATAATTGATCAACAGCGTTTTGCCTTTGATTTGTCGTCTGATGTAGTTAAAACTTTCACTGGTGGCACTGGCACCGTGAATATAAACTAAAAGCATGATAGATTATTTAAGCGTGGCTCTCAACATCCAACTGTGTTTGGCATGAGCATCTTGACGGCTGGCCAAGAAATCACTGAGGCCGTGTTTGCCTAGTTCTTCAGCTGCACGGAATACGATGCGGAACATTTCTTCCAATTTGTCGCTGTCTTGTAAAAGTTCGAGCAGCATGGCTTCGGCTGGTAGCACTTCAGTTTCATCGTCGATCATGCTCAAGATGCTGAATCTGGTGAATGAACCTGGTGTGTAAGTGCCAGTGGCTCTAATTTCTTCTGCAAACTTGTCTATGCTGCCATACACTTCTTCGTATATGTTAGCAAACAGTTCATGATATTGTGGAAAGTTGGGTCCTTCCACATTCCAGTGAAAATAGTGAGCCTTTAAATAAAAAGCATATTCACTGGCAAATGCAATTTTGAGAGCGCGATGTAATGAGTCCATACCTGTATTTATCTGCCCTGCCCTCTATTGGGTTTGAAGCCACGGCGATAGCTCTTGTTCATGGTGCTGGTTTTTGGTCTCAGTCCGCCAACGTGAGTGCGTTTGACCACATGATCGATTGCAGGTTTTCCTGTTGCAGTTCCTTTTGCTTTTGCCATTTTGTTCTCCGGTCTAGATCAAATTGTTATTTAAAAACTTGACTTTTACCATAATCATCTTTATGGTTACTGGTCTTTTCATACATCACTGTATCTGTGTCTCCCAGGCGCCATTTGGGATTTTGTTCTACCACATACTTGCGAGTACAAACCTTAAAATCTGGAAACTTCATATCTGTAGGATTACTGGCAGCATCAAAGAACAAACAACGATTGTTGGGCTGTGCTGCATATTGTCCGTTATCCAGTTCTATAAAGTTAAAACTTTTGTGATCTTCGGGCCATTCACTGTAGCCAGTGTCTATAATGTTATGATCAGGATGTGCGTTATCTACAGTGAACAGATAATTGCCCGAATACATTTGTTTGTCTTTGGCATAAAACTTACAGGATAAATTCTTTAGAAATGCTTTCTGTATAATTGCTATATCGTAATCAAAACAATCCCAGATCTGCAATGAGTCTAAAGGTAAAAAATTCTGTGGGTCAAGATTCTCTGTGCGTGACACAAACGCATGTAAAGGTAGTTTGTCATAAAGTGCGCCATAGTTTGGTAAGTAAGCCTCAATTCTAAATGCCTGTCCTCTGATACTTTTTAAAGTGATCCAGATGCAGGGCTCGTATTCTCCATGTCCCCGTTCGAAGTCATAAAGAAACTCTCGTCGAATGTACGAATGTATTGGTGGTAAGTTAGCTACTAAAAAACTCATTGATTGAACTCATGGTTGTTGATCTTGATCAGATTGCATTCTACGAATAATGCTGGAATTTTGTCTTGCAGGATCTATGTAATTTTTAATTTCTTGATCGGCAAATGCTTTGGGATCTTGTAACAGTTTCCCTGCTGTAAAAACTTTGCCTAAAAAGTCAAGACCTTTTCTCAAATTGCTGGGTTGCTGCTGATCCTGTGGTTGTAATTCTGGGATACCTTGTTCCTTCATAGAACGAGTTTTTGTGGCCACATTCTTGGCAGCTCCACGACGTTCGGGATTGGGATCTTCTCTACGCTTTTTGGCTGCTGAACTGGCACGACCTTTTTTGCCTAGGCTATGTGCTTTACTGGCCGGCAAGCATTTTGGTTTACCTTCGCTATCATCTCTGCCACCGCACTCGCCACGGATCTTACCATCAGGTCCAAAACGCACCCACTTTTCTCTAAACCATTTTTTGAGATCTTCTTCCAGTTCCTGTTCGCTCATCTTAACGCAGTTAGGCACCCGACGGTCGCCTTTCTTTTTCATACCTCGTTGTTGATAGCCATCCCAACAGGCTTCTAGAAGTTCTCTATATTTCATTTATTTCTCGCCATCATTGCCTTGGGATCAAGTTCTGCTCCTAAATGCATATCTCTGGTATCTGGAACTCCTACCCCGCCAGACCCGCCACCACCTTTTATTCCTGCGGATTTCATGTCAATTGGTGGTTTTCTTGTGCCTACATATGCCATAATATGGGAGTCACCTCTTTCCTTTGCTGCATTTACCCGATGATACCCATCAAGTATATGATTGTCTGTACCGTTATAGACAATAGGAGGAGCAGTAGAAGTTGATTGTGTTTTATAATTCTGCACTTTTGTTTTATCTAAGCCGCCTAATTCAGACGGTATTGAATCAAGAGGAATTTTTTTTAATTCAAATTTGTCGTAACTATTCAAATGATTTTCGTAATCAGGATGTAATTTTTCCCCTGGTTTCAAATGATACTTTGTCATGTAATCCTTAATAAAGTTTGCGTCATAGGTTGGAGTTTGCTCTGCTTCGATAACCAAGTCTAAATATTTTCTAAAAAATTTTGGATCCACAATTTGTTCCTCTAACTTATTTTTTACTCTTGTTGCCCCAGTTCTTTGCACCCACTTTGCGGCAGCGTACTAATGCACCTGATGCATATGCCGAGGGCCATACTTTGTAACGACTTTTTACTTTGTGATAGCAAGCATCTTGCTTCTCTGCCAACATCTTGTCTTCGTATGCAGGACCACCGCACTCGGGACATAATGTTGCACGTTCGGTCACAATGTCGTAACCGGCACGACGCATTTCTTCTAAATATCGTTCTACGCCTTCCGCCACACCTTGGTTAACATTTTCTAATTGTGCTGCCAACTGTGCATCGGTTTGTGTTTGTTTTGATGGTCCAATCACAGCCCTTTTTTTTGCAAAATCTGGATTTTTATAATCTAAATTAGTTGTTAAGTCACTTACCATTTTGTTATAACTTGGACTGACATATACATTTTGTTGAGGGGAATCCGGGTTTATTTCCTTTTGAAGCATATCGCCTTTGGCTCTATTTAGAGCATAATTTGCATAAGCATCTTGCTCTGCTACTTTATATTTCTTTTTAATCTCTGCCTGCTGTGCTAGTCGCTTTTGATCGTCTTCAATATCATATGAAGCTTTTAATTCTTTATAGTAGTCGGGGTCAGGAAGGCCCGACTTTTTTCTTAGTTCTTGATGACGGCGGTGTAGCTTGTCTTGCACAGAGCCTTCTGTTATTTTTTTATTTTCAAAGAGATCGTTAACGAACATTTTAAATGGCCTGTTGTCTAAGTTGCGCTATCTGTGAGGATAGTGCTTCAATTTGTTGTTTTACTCCAACTTTTTGTGCCTGCATTTGTTGCAAGCTCATGGCCTTTTCTACAGGATTGGCACCTTGCGGGAAACCTTTGTTGAGATCTGCCAATTGCCTTCTGGCGCCTTGTAATTGTCCTACCAGGCCAACTATTTGATCTTTGATCTGCTGTTTGCCTGCTCGCACTTGATCTTTGGCAGCTTTATCTTCGGCTGCACCTGGCTCACCTGAAATACCAGATCCTGGAGCACCGTATTCCATGAATTGTTTGCGCAGGACGGACTCAATATCCTCTTCCATGCTTTCAGCAGCACCGCCATCACCTACCATTTTACTGCGTGATTTTTTAGCACTATCAGCGCCGCGCCAATAGCCAGGCCATTTGGGACCAGTAGGCTTGCGCTCGGCTGCACTCATGGCATCCATTTTTTCTAACAGATTTTTGATATTGCTCATTAGTATACGCCTTTACCTACCTCAACCTTTTTAGGCTTGTAGGCATTGCCAACTTTTTTGGGCACACCAGATGTCTTTTTGTTTGCTGGGCCAGTCATTGATGTGGCTACTGCTCCGGCACTGCTTGCACCACCTGTGGCCATTTCATTGATCATTTTGTCTAATGCATAATCAGCAGCCGCTTCTGCAAATGGCATCATTTCTGATTGTTGACTCACAGCTTCGTATTTTAAATAGTCTTGAACACTTTCTAAATATTCACTGGCTACAGCAATTTTGGTTTGTACCCATCCTTCTAGGCCTTCCATTTCGCTAACATTTTTCAGCAGTCTGTGGATTTGAATTGCTGCTTGTGCTGCGCTGTACAGTTGACTACGAGCCATTTGTACCTCGTGGTCTCTGTGCATGTCATCAGCTTCTTGTGCGATTATGCTGTTTTCTACGATAAATTCTGTTGGTTTCATCTTGTGTTCCTAGTAATATAGTATTTATTTTTTGGCAGCTCTATTGTTTAAGACTCTCATGCGTTGTATCAGAGCTAGATTTGGTTGGTTTTTTTGTACTGGTGCCGGAGGAGGTGGTGGCGGAGCTAGCGGTGCTGGCCGCGACACTTTTTCTAGGTTTACTGTCACTGAATTTTGATAACTGTTTTTGTTAATTAAATCAACAATGAATCTCCACTCGGTACTTGCTCCGTTGGATTTTCTTAAATTTTTATTTACTATGCCGCCATTTATTCTGAAGTTGTCTAATTCAAATCGGCCAGACAAATCCAGGTTTTCCAATCTCAAAACATGCACACCGGTTTCCAGTTCGCAGCACATGTGTTCTTTTAGATAAATTTGATAAGCAGGCCAACCAAACGTTCTTTCCGAGAACATTTCGTCATTGATATAGAGCCTGTAAGTTGGAGGGTTGTCGCTCCAGTGAGCATGCACATCCACCTCCAATTTGTGTTCCATTATTTTTTCCTGCCTGCACAATGTGCTCGCTGACTAAAACCGCGCGGGCGATTGCAGTTGATTGATCGCTTGTATTTGGCGCTCCATTTTTCTTTCAGTGTGTCAATTTGCTCTTGCAACTTTTGTACACTGTCAGCCAAGTGCATTTTTTTAAGTTGTCTGCCCACTTCACCTGGACGAACATCTTGGGTTAGACTATGACTGTATCTGGGATCTCGTGCCTTTTTTTTGCTGGCTATCACACCAACACCACCTGCTTCTTCGTTGACAGTTTGAGGAATTTTGTCAAGTACTCTACCCAGTTCAGCATCGTCTCTACCAAACATTTGTAACAGATATTCTGATCTTGACTTGGGATTATCACGTACGGCGTTCCACGCAGCTCTTGCAGGTGTGCCGTGACTGACATCTACTTGCTGGCCATTGATTGTGATTACTTTTTGTCTTTCGTCAGCTATAATAACATAACCGTGCTTGTCGGCAGTTTCACATTTATCTAAGCCTTCGAAAGTTTTAAAGTAACTGGCACTGCCATCTTTTTTGACCGTGTCTGGGCGCAAGCGATCTCGATCAGGCGCTCCTACAGCCACAACGAAGATAGTGTTGGCAGGATTGAATTGCGGTTCAGGCAGCTTGTAAGGATTGGTTACTTCAATGATACGATCGCTGGGCACACCAGCTGCGGTCATCAAAACTGTTTTGTCGGAGAAATTGAATGGACTTTTTGGTGGTTCGACTTTGTTGCTGGTAGCAATAAAAACACTGTCTCTACCAAATTTGTTCTGTAGACTGCGAAACACATCGCCGTGTCCAAGATGGAAGGGTTGAAAACGACCCGGGTAAAGCACAACCAGTTCTGGGCCAGCTTCGGCTATGTAACTTTCAAACAAATCAGCAACGTACATGGGAAATCCATTATATTGCTGTATTTAGCTTAAATGTTTTCTAGTAACCAAATGTAAAAAGGACTGGTAAACGGCAAAGTCCACTTGCCGTTCCAGCCAAGATTGACGCAGTTTTTTACAGATTTAGGTAATTCGATGCTTTGTGCCTGCATTTTAGCCTTGTGTACACTGGGATAGTCAGGTCTGTAATCACTTGCAGTCCATAATAGAGAACCCAAATCAATTTCATCAATTTCAATGGAGTCTATATTCAACAATAAATCTTCTATAATATTACCGTTGGCATCAAGAACTGTGTCATATTTTGTTTTATTTTTTAGCTCAATTGTCAATGAACAATCACCTTCGTCTACTTCGGCATCAAATTCAAAATATTCAGTTTGATTTTTTTCATTTGATAATGTAGCAGACACAAACTCTACATCATTTAAACTGATAACGAATGTTGGGTGTCTTGTTGCTGACGATCCACTAAGACCAATTTTAAAATGTAGAGTTTCTTTGTTCATTGTGTTTTCCTTAGGCAGGCGCCTTTTGAGCCATTTTGATAGCATCAGCTAGGGCCGCAGGCGCAGATGCATCCAGTTCAGGAGCTACTCCTGATGGCTTGGTAAAATCTGGCATCTTGCTGAGATCTCCTACAAATTCATAGTGTCCAATGTGATTCAGCAACACTTTACCGTGTGCCCAAATTTCGCCACCCAGTGCGCTCCATCTACGACAGAACAACCAATCCTCGCTTAGATAGTGTCCTTTCTCATCAATTGCTACATCAAAGATACTGTACATGGTTGGTTCGTACTGTTTGCCTAGACCCACATCATCAACGTATTTTGTTTCTGGATGTGCTTTGCATAGTGTTTCGTATACATGCTTTTTAAACATCAAGAAACCGGTACCCATGGTATCGACTGTAAAAATATCACCTTGTACTTTGGTTTCACGTTTTAAGTTAATTACATAGTTAACTGGTAATGCTTTCTTGGGATACAGGCCGCCAATTACATCTTTGTCGCAGGCCATCATTTGCAAGATGGATTCTGGTTGGAAACGAATATCTGCATCAATAAACATAAAATGAGTAGCCGAAGCATTGGTCATCATTTTTGCCATCAAGTTGTTTCTAGCCCGAGTAACCAGACTTTCGTTCACCATGGTATCTAAACTCCAGTTTAGGCCTACCTGTTGCGCCATTAGAATAAAACGAAGCAACGAAGTCATTGTGGGCTCACTCACATTGCCTCCGTAGCAGGGCATGCCAATGTGCAAATGACATTTAGTAAAGTCAAATGGAACGCCCTGCTGCTGTTGTTGCTGTCTTTGTTGTGCCTGTTGCGCCGCTGCTGCTTTGATCATGGCAACTGCATCTTTGGTATCAGGTGCGGCTGCTCGTTGAGCTGTGGCAGCTTTGATAGCTGCAATCGCGTCGGCTTGTGTGGAAGCATTTTCTCCAATAATTTTTTTGGTCATGAGTTCTCTCTTGTTGAATTAAGCTTTGTTTACTTCGACTACTACACCTTGTCCCAGTAACTCTTCTGCTACTGATCCCAGGGCAGTAATAATATCGTCATTGATAATTTCAGTTGTTGAATCTGTGTTTTTAACCAGTTTGCTGACAGTGATCACAACCACTTCTTCATGTACTTTTGCCATATGAGCAATCCTTGAATAATAACATTATTTATTATCCAAGCATACCAGCTCAGAAACTTCTCT